TTGCCGCGGCCTTGTCGGTTCGAATCCGAAACCATCCACCAGTTTCCCGCCGCAGCGAGTTCTTCGCCGTGTCTCCCGCCTGGCCTGCAACGGGCCTGGCTGCCGCCATGGTGGGCGGCACCAATTCTTTATGAGGCTGGCCACATAAATCCTTGCCCGTTTCGGGGTCGTATGGTCTCGGACGTAAGTGCCCGGTGTGGACGGCCTCACCTTTTAGGGCGCTGGCCCATGAAACGATATGGGACGACCCTCGAAACTGACCGAGGCGCAATGGGATGAGATCCGGCGCCGGTTACTAAATGGCGAGAAGGCGGCCGACCTAGCACGCGAATACGGAGTCTCAAAAACCCGTATCAGCGAGAACGTTTCGAAACGCGCCAGTGCGGTAAAAGACGTTGCAAAACAAATAGTTGCGGCGGAAGTTTCGTTTCGGAAGCTTTCTGTTTCGGAACAATTCGATACTGTTTCGATACTCCGCAACCTCACCAATACGCTCGGCCATTTGAGTTCGGCCGCCGCCTACAACGCGGCCACTTCTCATCGTCTCGCTGGTATAGCGAACATGAAAGTCGCGGAGATTGACGACGCGGCTCCGCTAACCGAGGCGAGCCGCGAGGCGCTAAAGGACATCGCCGTCCTCACCCGCATGTCGAATGAGGCAAGCGAGATCGGATTGAATCTCGTCAGGGCGAACAAAGAGGTTTTCGCCAACCCCGAGGAACCGCCGCCGCTTGTAGACCCGAATCCCGACGTATGAAGCAATCCGTCAAGCTTCAGGAGCTTCATGCCAAGCAGGTTGAAATCGGGCAAGCGTTCAACGAGCATCCGCGGGTCATCATTCGATGCGGGCGCCGCTTCGGGAAGACGACATTGCTCGAGCGGTGCGTCTCGAAATGGGCATATCAGGGTTTGCGGGTAGGATGGTTCGGACCGACCTATAAGCTCAACCTGCCGACCTATAAGCGCATTTTGCGCACGGTTCAGCCGGTCGTCGTCTCTAAGTCCAAGATCGATCAGGTCATCGAGACGCGCAAAGACGGCTGCATCGAGTTTTGGACGCTGCAGGATGAGGACGCGGGGCGTTCTCGTTTCTACGATCGCGTCGTCATAGACGAAGGATCCCTGGTTAAGAAGGGCCTGCGGGAGACCTGGGAACAGGCAATCGCACCTACTCTGCTCGACCGTCAGGGAAAGGCGATCATCGCGGGCACGCCCAAGGGAATAGACGAAGAAAATTTCTTCTACCAGGCTTGCACCGACAAGAAACTAGGCTGGGTTGAATTTCACGCCCCGACTGCAGCGAATCCGAAGCTAGACCCGGAAGCTGTCGCTAAGCTGATTCACGACTATCCGCCGCTCGTTTATCAGCAGGAATATCTAGCGGATTTCGTTGACTGGCGCGGTTCGGCGTTCTTTTCTGAGCTGTCGATGCTGGTCGATGGCCAGCCAGTCGAATACCCGGCGCGCTGCGATCAGGTGTTCGCCACTGTCGACTCGGCACTCAAGGATGGACTGGAGCACGATGGCACGGCCGTGATGTACTGGGCACGCAATAAGATCGCCGGCCACCCGCTAATCCTATTGGATTGGGATTTGATTCAAATCGAAGGCGCGCTGCTGGAGCAATGGCTTCCAACCGTCAATCAACGGCTCGAGCAACTTTCGGCTGAAGTGGGTGCGAGACAAGGCAACGTCGGCATCTGGATTGAGGACAAAGCGAGCGGCATTGTGTTGCTCCAACAAGCGGCGCAGCGCGGATTGCCGACCTACCCAATCGACGGGAAGCTAGTTGATCTTGGAAAGGAAGGGCGCGCCCTATCCGTCTCTGGCTACGTCCATCGCGGCGACGTGAAGTTCAGTCGTTTCGCTCACGACAAGACAGTCAATTTCAAGGGCCAAACGCGCAATCACGCGCTGTCGCAGGTTTGTGGCTTCCGCATCGGAACTAAAACGCCGCACACATACGATTTGCTCGACACCTTCACTTACGGCGTGGCTATAGCGCTAGGCGACAGCGACGGTTGGTGACGAAATCTATCCTCAAATGTAAACGTGACGAACTACCCCGCCTCCCGCCCGCATAGGTTCGGCATCGTTTATCTGGTTTCGTCGCCCGAAGTTGGTCGTGTATATATCGGGCAGACATGGAAGTTTCATGTTTCTCAGCGGTGGCGCGAGCACCTTGGATCTGCGCGTCGCGGCTCTATGAGTTCCAAGCTTTACGCTGCAATACGAGAGCATGGTGAGTCGGCTTTCAAGTGCGAGGGAATCGCGTGTGCCTGGCGAAAAGGCGATCTGAACGAACTTGAGCAAATTCTCATCGCTCAATACGACGCCGAGAGAAATGGATACAACAGCGATGGACCAGATTCGAGAGAAAAGCGTCGAAAGTTTGCCGCAGCAGTGAAAAGATTGGGCGCAGACTTCGCTATCGAGATTTTGGATAAAGCCGCCGAACAAATGAAACCAGCACAATGAGCGATCTCAATTCTGACGGCGGCGCAGCAACAATCGGCACCGGCGCCAGCATTCCGTCGTCGCTCATGCAGATCCTCATGGCCGACGATATCGTGCCGGGGGCAATGCCTTCGTACGAACTGGCAAAGACGCTGTATGTCGCTCATCCGCTCGGCGCGAAGATGGCCGAGGCTCCGATCGAGGAGGCCCAAAGCCAGGAACGCGTGATCACTATTCCGGATAGCCCGGAAGACGATCTCGTCGAGGCGTTTAATCGAGAGTGGATGGCGATCGGTATGACGGGTGCCGACGAGATTATCAAGGGGCATCAAACGCTCAAGCGCGTCTACGGAATCGCCTCGTTGGGCGTGGGTGGGCGCATGCCCAACGGCGACGAGTTCCCGACGAATGAGCCGCTTCCCTACGACCGCCTCCACGAGATGGAGTTGTACTTCAATACGTGGGACCCGCTGAATACGGCAGGTTCCCTCGTGATGAACCAGGACCCGAACGCGCCAGATTTTCAGAAGCCACAATACATTCGTGTGGCGGGCAAGGATTACCACTCATCCCGTGCTGTGATCGCGCTCAACGAGTCGCCGATCTACATCGAATGGACGAATAGCGCATTCGGCTTTGTCGGCCGGTCGGTCTACCAGCGGGCACTCTTCCCGCTGAAGACCTACGTTCAGACGATGATTACCGATCAGGCGGTGGCCGAGAAGGCTGCTCTGTTGGTCGCCAAGATGAAGGCACCCGGCTCGGTCATCGATCAGCGCGCGCGCACATGGTTCGGGTTCAAGCGCCAAGCGATCAAGGGCGCTAAGACCGGTAACGTCATCTCAATGGGGATTGACGAATCGATCGAATCCGTCGACCTAAAGAACCTTCGCGATGCTGCCGAGTTCTCTCGGAACAACTGCATTAAGAACATCGCGACCGCGGCGAAGTTTCCGGCGGCAATGCTCTATCAGGAAACGCTGACGGAAGGATTTGGCGAGGGCACTGAAGACGCGAAGATTATTGCCCGCTTCATCGGCCGCATGCGCGTGGAAATGCAGCCGGACTACCGGTTCATGGATGAGATCGTAATGCGGAGGGCCTGGAGCCCAGGGTTCTACAAGATCATCCAGCGCAAGTACGCCGAGTATCTGAAGGTCCCCTACGAGACGGCCTTCTATGAATGGAAGAACGCCTTTACGGCGACATGGCCGAACCTGCTAGTCGAACCCGATAGCGAGCTCGTGAAGGTCGACGACACGGTGATGAAGTCGGCTATCGCCTTGTATGAGGTCGCCTCGCCGCAACTTGACCCGGTCAACAAGGCAAAAGCGACGATCTGGCTGGCTGAAATCGCGAACGAACGGAAGAAGCTTTTCTCGAAACCGCTCGAGTTGGACGAGGATGCACTCGCCTCTTACGTTCCTCCTAGTCCGCCCGAAGAACCCAAGCCCGTCGTCGAAAGCAGCCACGAATGAACGCACGCACCCAGACTTTTCAGGAGGTTCTGACGGCTGCGGTGCGCGACCTGACTGAGCACGGTTACGACGATCCCGCGCGGCTGGATGATTGGTTGCGCAAGTTGCGATTCGCTGCGATGGCCGATTTGCCGACGCCCGAGGAAATCAAGAGTCGGATGCAACTGGCGATGCAGGCCGTCTTTGACCGGACGTTCTCGAAATCGTCGATGCTGAAGTATCACCCTGGCGTGCCGCGGTTCACGATCGAGCGATTGAAGCCATTCGCCCGGGCAGAATTGGATCGCAAGATTCTTGCCGCCGCTAATTTGATCAAACTCAACCGCGAACAAGCGGTCGAGAAGATGCTCCAGCGTGCGGCGGGATGGGCAACGTCTATTCCTGAAGGTGGTTCGCGTGTCGTTGAGAAGATAGACGTCAAAGAGCACATCGCCAAGCCGATCCAGCAAGTGAAGTATGAGGCGCGGCGTTGCCAGATAGACCAGGGCGCAAAGCTCGTTTCCGCAATCAATGGCGTAGTGGCTCAGCAGACCGGCGCGATCGCCGCGACTTGGCGCAGCCACTACCGCCGGCCCGGTTACGACTACCGGCCCGACCATAAAGAGCGAGATGGGCTGATCTATCTCGTGCGCGACTCGTGGGCTCACCAGCAGGGCTTGGTCAAGCGCGGTGCGGCGGGATACACGGACGAGATCACGCAACCGGCCGAGGAAGTCTTTTGCCAATGCTGGTTCGTGTGGCTCAACGCCCTGCGAGAACTGCCGGAATCGATGCTCACCCAGAAGGGCAAGTATCTGCTCGAAGAGACTCGATTGAAACGCAAGGCAACCGCCTAACAACGCCATCATTCATTCAAGCCACCCTCCGCGGTGGCTTTTTCTTTTGGTAAGCCGCATGCCCCTCGAACACGGTTCATCGCGTGAGGCGATCAGCGCCAATATTGCGACCGAAATCCGCGCGGGCAAGGATCCGAAGCAGGCAGAAGCCATCGCATACAGCGAGGCCGGCAAGAGCCGCTCAGACGCCGAGAAAGCGACCACAAACTGCGCAGGCATCCTCTTTCGCGCGCCCGGGCCGCTCTATCTGCTCGTCAAACGCAGCGATACCGGCGAGTGGGAACAGCCGGGCGGTCATGCTGAAGGCGACGAAACTCCCGAAGACGCAGCCATACGGGAGTGCATCGAGGAGATCGGCGGCTGCCCGGATGGCGCCCGCTGGCCGGCGCGACGCAATCCCATTGCTGGCGGCGAAGGCGAATACACCTGCTTTCTACAGGACATCCCGAAGCCTTTCGAACCGAAGCTCAACGACGAGCATACCGAGTGGCAATGGGCCGCGCCCGATGCCCTGCCCGAGAACATGCTCGCGCCCGTCGCGCAGACGATTGCGTTGGTTACAGGCAACGAGCTCGACATCGCCAAGCGCATTGCCGCACGCGAGCTTTTGTCGCCGCAGATGTACGAAGGCATTTGGCTCTTCGATCTACGGATTACCGGCGTTGGTACGAGCTATCGCACGGCTCTCGACGAGTACTCATACCGCACGCCCGACGAATTCCTGACCGAGGAGTTCCGCGAGCGCTGCTACGGCCTGCCTGTCATTTTCGAACACCCAAAGAAAGGGCGACTGGACACGGATGAATTCCGCGACCGTTCGATCGGCTCTGTTTTTGTGCCCTACCTCACTGCCGACGAGGTTCGGGGCGTTGTGAAGATTCTCGATGCGGACGCCGCTCAACTGATGTTGACGACGCACGCATCGACTAGTCCCGCGGTTGTCTTCCGCGACGCGGGCTCAGCCGTCTCCGTCGAAGTTGACGGTAAGACGGTCCTTCTGGAAGGCAAGCCGTCCTACCTCGACCACCTCGCAATCTGCAAGGAGGGCGTGTGGGACAAAGGCGGCGAGCCCAGCGGAGTCAATACTGGAGAACCTACGATGGACGAAACGCAAGAACAGGTGCCGGCCTGGGCGGATGCCCTTGGCAAGCGCTTCGATGAAGCATGCTCGGCATTGAATGCGCGCATGGATGCACTCGAGAACAAGGGCGGCGATCCCGCCCAAGCCGCAGAACTTCGCCCTGATGCTGGGGGCGCGGCTGCTGCGGCTGCGGATCTCGCTGCTGCTGAAGCAGCGGGTGCTGCGGAAGAAACCGCAGAAGCCAAGGCCGCTCGCGAGTTGAAGGAGCGCAACGACGCCGAAGAAAAAGCGCGTATGGACTCCGAAGAGGCGGCCCGCAAGGCAGCCGAAGACAAGGAGCGCGCCGACTCCGCTGCCCGCATGGACGCGCAGGCTCGCGAGAACGCCGATCTGAAGGCGAAGATCGAGGCAATGAATGCTCGTATCACGTCTCTTACGACCCCGCTCTCGGTGAGCGACCGCGATCAACTCAGTGCGGCGCAAGCTCGGTGGGATTCGGTCGCGCAGATGTTCGGCGAACAAGCCTCGGCGCCGCTTCACGGCGAAAGCCCGATCGCTTATCGCAAGCGCTTGGCGGCCAAGTATCAGAAGCACAGTCCGGGCTTCAAGGCGATCCGCTTCGATTCGATCGACGACGATTCGTTTGCCGCCATCGAAGAGCAAATCCGCGCAGACGCACAGGCCTATGCGAAAAGCCCGTCCGTAATGCCCGCCGGCCGTCTTGTGCCGATCGTTCGCCACGACGCAGCGGGCCGCAAGATCACCGAGTACACCGGCGACATGAATGCATGGCTCGGCTTCTTCAAGCACGAAGGCGCGAGCGTTCGCCTTCTTGACCCCCGCCAAAAGCATTAAGGAGCCGATAGATGACCATCTCTTTTAATCCGCAGCTTACGACGTCGCCGACGAATACCTTCGTCCAGTCGACCGAGGGCTACGTTCAAGGCACGACGTTTGACGATACGTCGTCGCGCATGTGGCTGCTCAGCGGCACGATCGCGTCGAGCGTCACGCAACCCGTCTGGGGCGGCCTGGCCGTGACCGAAGAAGTCGCAACGGTCAACGCCAACTCGCTCGGCAATTCGCTGGTTCTGGCCAGCGCTGCGGGCAACGTGACCGGCATGACGGTATTCGATCAGGGCCACAACATGATCATCGTTCCCGGCAACAGCGTGCAACAAGCGCTGGCCGGCATGACGATGAACTACTACCGCTTCGGGTCGAATGCCCGTATCGCGGTGTCGGTCCTGTCGAGCCTGGTCGCTTCGCTGGAAGGTGGCGCGATCAACCAGACGTTGTACTGGGATCCTGCGTTGTTCCAGCTCACCGCCTCTGGCACGAGTGGCGCGTTTGCGCTGCCGGCGACGACGAAAATCCTGTCGTTCAATTCCAACAGCAAGATCGTCAGCTACAACTCGGGCACCGGGGCATTGACCTGGACGACGGGTAACGCTGCCATGATCCAGATCTAAGGAGCCTAAGACATGGCAAACCTCTTTCCGGCTCGGGCGCGAATCAACCCGCATTTCGCCGAGCCCGATCTCATCGTCACCTACGCGCAAGCGTCGGGTGCATTCGAAGCTCTGCAGGGCGGCAAACCCCGTGTCAAGATCAGCGAAGACGATCTGTACGTCTACGTGAATTCGCTCGACCTGCGCACCGAGGCGCAAGCCTCCCAGTCGGCACCGAATTTCCTGCCGAGCGCAACGCTCGTCGGTGAGCAATTCGGCACGCCGACCTATCTCGTGCGCACGCGCTCGGTATGGGATCGCCACGACACTGCTGCCGCGGCGAACTATAACGTCAGCCTGCCGGCCGCCCAGGCCCTTGCTGCGCGTCAGGGGCATTACCAGCAATACCGTACGTCGCTGCTCTACGGCTACCAGCCGAGCAATGGCGAGGGCCTGCTCAACGCACCCGGCGCTACGCAAGTGACGCTGCCGCCCGATCCGTACGGCAATACGACGTTCTCGACGTACGACAACGGCGCAATGGCTCTGTGGCTGCTCACGCAGATCGTCAACCTGAAGATCGGCATGTTCCAGTCGGGCGGCAAGATTCACAACAAGATCGTCGTGATCAGCCCGCAGCGCATCTTCTTGCAAGCGCAGATCGCGAACATCGTTCAGGTCACGGCCTACCAGCGTCCGGGTGCGGGCACGCAGACGACCGCGAACGTTGCCCAAGAGCAGATGAAGGAAGCCGGCGACGACCTCGTCTGGTACTTCGACGACACGCTTATCGGCAAGGGTGCGGCGGGCGCGGATGCGGTCATCCTCACGATCCCCGAGGTGGAAGTGCCGGACATCCCTGGCATCAACACCAACGTCTTCGGCGAGATGTCGCCGGCCATGAAGGCGGTGAACCTGCAATACGCAGCGATGGCCGCGCCGATCGAAATCCCGACGCCGACCGAAGATGGGGCGATCACGACGGTCTATGAAAACCGTATAACCAGTGGCTGGAACGTCCGCGGCGCTGGACTCTACATTCTGTCGATCCCGCATTAACGCTTAACCCCGCGCCTAGGATTGCGCATCCGAAAAGCCGGTTCCCTGGCCGGCCTGGTGCGGGTTCAGCATTCAGGGGAATAGCCGCCTTCGGGCGGTTTTCTTTTTAGGGAAAGAAAGATGACCAAGATTTTCGTAGCGAACGGAACAAAGCAACGCCTGAAGTTCAACTACCGCCTCCCTGAATCCAACCGGATTCACGAGCTCGAAGTTCATTCGGGGCGCCAGGAAGCGATTGGTGAAGGCTGGACCGATTCGAACATCGAGTACTTCATTCGCCAACTCGAGACGGCGGGCTTCCGTCGATCGAGCGAAACGAATGGTCGGATGGAAAACTTCTCCGGCTGGATGTATAGCCTGAACAAGCCGACCACCGAAACTCAGATTCAAAGCGGTCACGAGTCGCGCGTTGAGGCTCAAGAAAAAATCTCCGCGATCGAAGCGCAACGAGGCGCTCTTGCGATGGACCAGGCCAATCGCGCACCCCGAGACAAACGAAAGCGTCTCGCCAAAGTGACGACGGTTGAGGTCATTCAGGAAACGGACCCGCGCGGTTCTCCCACCGGCAAAGAGATTCAGATGAGCGTGTCGGTCGATGCAAATGCGCCCGAAAACGCGCGTCTGGACATCTGAGATGAAGGCATTCCGACTTTCCGATGAAATGCGCTCCGCGGTGGATGCCGCAGTTTCGGCCGCCACTGCGGAGCGCATGACTCGAGCCGAGGAAGTGAAGGCGCTGATGGCCAAGGGCATGAAGATCGTCTCGTCTCGCGGTCACTGCTCTTGGGCATTTGCCCCGCGCAAGATCGCCGCGTCGATGGGCGCTCCATTCATTGCCGTCATGCCGGCTTTCGATGATCTCCCGGCGTACCTTTCCCTCGGCGGGCAAATCATTCAGGCGGTTTAACGATGTGGGCTAACCCGACTGCGCCGAACGTCCCGGACTTCAATACGTTCGTGCTGAATCAAGGCGTGCCGTCTGCTGATCTTCCTAGCGGCACGCTTACTGCGGTCAGCATAGATGCATCTGGGAATCTCTCCGCATCTAGTTCGACGGGGACGATTGCAGTTGGCATGGCCCTGATCGGGACCGGGATCAACACGTACATCGCAACGTGGAATTCCGGGACAAACAGCGGAACCGTATCTCCGGCTCCGTCGTTCGCAGTGAGCGCCGCCAGCGCAACGACATATTCGCCTTACCTAGCATGGGCGTTCAGTGTGGCGATCGATATTGCCCTGGCGCCTCCGCCGGGGATGCCGGCGCTGATGTATGTCTTGGCTGTCTATAACCTTGGCATGCATCAACTGCTCAAAATTGGGCAGGACCAATCCGGTCAGACATTCTTCGCCGATCAACGGAAGGCATTCAATCTTCTGACTTTTCAGGCTGGCCCAGTGGCATCGTCAGCGGACCAATCGACGTCAGAAACCTTGGTGACGGCCGACTTCATCAAGGGCCTGACGATGCAGGGGTTGGATCAACTCAATACACCATGGGGCCGCGAATATCTGGCGTACGCCCAGATGTACGGGCCGAGCATCGTCGAGGTTAGCTGATGGTCACTTTGAATCTCGGTGTAGTCGATGTGGCTTATACGGAAGATGGCAAGTCGACGACGACAGGCGATGTCGCCGAGTTTCTGGAGGCTGACTACCATGTCATGCGTACGTTCCTCGAATTGCATGAGGACGAGATAGGAAACTTTCTCGCTGATGCCATGGTGGGCGAGATCGAATCGCTAGCCCAAGGTAAGCCCGTGCTGGCGTTAGCCAGCCGAGATGTGTCGACCCACCTAGGCGACCGCGTGATTTCAGGGCAGAGCGTCAACGGCCGGATCGAGGAAGCGTTCCGCGACTATCTGGATTCCGGGGAGTGGAACCGAACGAGCGGACAGAAGGTTGCTGCTGCTGACGCCGGCATAAACCACCGAAAGAAAAACCCTTACTCCCAAAAAAACAAGGCGCGCGCTTCATTCGTGGATACCGGGCTTTATCAGGCCAGCTTTCGCGCATGGTTGGATAACACATGAGTCTGATTTCAGAAGCCGCAGGCGCACCATCGCAACTGGCCGCATCGCTTGCCGCTGGCGTCGCCCAGATATCGAGCAACCAGACAGTTTCGTTTCAGCAATACACCAAATCGACACTACCGACTGATGGGTATGTGTTTTGGGTCGCAAGCGGATCGAGTCAGTCATTCACGGGATCCCTGCACGTACTAACCGACCGAAAGCAGGAAGAAGACCAGACCATCGCGGCAAACAAGATGGTATTCACTGCGACCGAAGAAGTGTCGCAATTGAATGCGATCGCTCCAGGCACGATGTGGGTCGGTTCGTGGGTTGTCGACGCTGCAACGCTTCGGGTGGCCTTCTCGGAAACTGGCGCGAATTATCGTCAGGCTGGGCTTTGGCATTACCGCGGCTTCGCGGTTTATCCGGCGCTCTCCTCGCAACTGATCGCGAGCTCAGCCGATCTGCCTGTCGAGCCGATCGCATCGAACAGCCTGCCGATCTGGCTGTCGCAAACGACATTCCAAACCACGACGGTTCCGGTATATCCGTCCTTCCTCGTGCCCGACAACGTCGTCCCGCCCTATGTGGTGGCGCACATCGAGCCCGACATGACGGAGGCGCCGTCCTTCCCGATCTACCAATGGCCGGGGAACCCGACGCCGCCGACAAACCTGCAGCCGATGGCGAGCTCGCAGCTTGCGAAAGACAACGTGAAGCTGACGCTGTATGGATTCACGAATCAAATGGCGATTCAGTATCTCGCCATGCTGATCGATTACTCGGTCAATACGAACAACTTTGGATTCGGCAACACGCCGGTCCCTCGCGATGACAAGCGGCCCCAAGTCGAGATCGCCGCGATCGCCATGAAAAAGACGATCCATATCGTCGCCTGGTACTTCCAAACGACGGCCGATGCGGTCGCCCGACGACTGATCCTTTCTGCTGGATTCTCTTCGATCACAACCTGACGGGGCGTTCCCGCTGGTTCTTTCTGCCCGCCTCGAGCGGGCTTTTTTATTTGGAGTCTTGGAATGCCCCAATACCCTCTCGCTCCGGTGCCGGGCGGCACTGCGACGACGCTCGATATCACGGCCGCAACGGTTATCAAGAGTTCGCCTGGCCGCGTATTCACGGTCTCGGTTGTGGTGGCCGGCTCTGCTGCCGGTGCCGTCTACGACAGCGCATCGACCAGCGGCAATACGGCTGCCGATCAGATTGGAGTGATCCCCAACACGGCGGGCGTCATCAACTTCAACGCTATGCCCACGGCGACCGGGATCGTTGTTGCGCCCGGCACGGGCCAAACGCTCGCCGTTAGCTGGTCTTAACTCCCGGAGCCCGCCTAAATGGCAACCACCATCACTCCGACGATCGTAACGGTTAATACCACCGTTACGCGGGCGCCGGCTGTCTCTCAGCTTCAACAGAGCGGCGCTTACGTGTCTGCGGGCGGGACGACTCTTACCCCCGGGACGTATCAATACTGCGGTCAACTTTCGCAGGTCACGGCGATTCTTGCCGCTCCGCTCGCATTGACTAGCCTCGCGTGGGCGTCGGGAACCGTAACGGCTACTGCGACGGCCACTCTTGAGCTGACGAGCGGCGCGACGTTCACGACGACCATTGCGGGAGTAACTCCGTCTGCTTACAACGGGACGTACGTCGCTACGGTGACGGGCGCGAACACGTTCACGTTCGCGCTTGCGGCGAATCCCGGCTCAGAAACGATTTCGGGAACGTACACGCCGCCCTATTCGGCGTTCCTGCTGGACGCCGCCACGACGCATTTCGCGCAAGGCAATTCGGTCGGCTTGTATGTGCTCGAGCTGGGCACCGAAACGTCTACCGCCAATGCCATCACGGCGCTGCAAACGTGGATCACCGCAAATTCCAGCCCGCAAGTGTTCTATGCCTATCTGGTGCCGCCATCCTGGGATCACGATGCCGCCGCGGCGCTGAACACGATGACGGCGAACTACGAAAGCCCGAGCGGGCAAACGTACTTCTTCGTCACCACGACGGTTGCGAATGTCTCGACGTACGCGGCGAATAAGGCTGTCGTCACGCTGGTCCCGAGTCCGACGCAGGCCTCGACCGAGTTCCAAATGGCGGCGATGTTTTACCAGTGGCTCGTCAACAAGCCAGGCTCGGCCAACCCGCTCGCGCCTATGGCTTATCGGTACGTGTACGGCGTGACGCCATGGTCGCCCAATGGCAATCAGACGAACATCAATACCGTTTTGACCGCCTATGGCAATCTGATTCTGACCGGTGCCGAAGGCGGCGTATCGACAGCGTGTCAATTCAAAGGCACGACTATGGATGGAGAGCAGGCGTCCTGGTGGTACGGAATCGACTGGTTCCGCATTCAGGTTAAGCAAGCCCTTGCCAACGCGATCATCAACGGATCGAACAGCAATCCTCCATTGATCTACAACCAGCATGGCATCAATACGCTGCAGTCCATCGCCCAAAGCATCGGCGACGACGCAGTGCAATTCGGCTGCGCGCTGAGTGCGGTGATCAATGCTGTTTCGTTCGCCACGTACACGGCGCAAAACCCGAGCGACTACAACAGCGGTATTTACGACGGCCTGTCGGCGACGGTGGTTGGACAGAATGGATTTCTTACGTTGACCTTCGATTTAGACGCAGTTCAATTCGTGGGCTAAGGGGTAAATCAAAATGGCAAATCCTTACCTCACCGCTGGCCCGTTGAATCGCGTTCGGGTGCATGTCGTTGTGCCGGCTACGCCGACACTGAACATCACCGCTCAATTCATGGGCAAGTCTTTTGCCCGCGTCGAATTCGAAGGCGATTGGACGCATCAGGTGGAGACCGGAACGGGCGTCGTGAACTCGCCGGAGCCGTACGTCATGTCTTCGATCACGGTCGGGCTATTGCGCCCACAAACGCTCTCCGCGAGTTGGCTGGCTCAAGCGCAGAACTCGACGCTGTTGGGCGACGTCACGATCTACAGCGATACGTCGGCATGGCCGCCGATTACGCTGAACGATACGGCGATTCGCGCGATCGATCCGGGCGCATTCGATGGCACTGACCCGGTTGTTCGGCTGACGCTCCGAGGCACATTCAACATTAACGGGGCGCTCTGGTCATTGAGCTAACGCTTTGCTGCGGCTAGGAACGCGATCCGAAAGCCGGTTTCCCTTGCCGGTTGCCGCAGCATCTCAATAAGGGCTGATGAAGGGATCAGGATGAAGATTGATGAGCAACGCCGGTTGGTATTGCCGGTCGTGACGGATTTCGTCACCAAAAAGGTACACGACAAGGAAGTGACCGACGAAGTCGTGCGGCTGTGGGCTTACCACACGCCCATTTCGCGCGAGGTCTTCGAGCAGCATTTCCGCGTGCTGGCTGCGACGAAATCCGCTCTCGCCGGCAAGGGCATGCACTATCTCACCCAATCGGGGCCTCGCATCTCTGCATTGCTCTTGAAGGACGAGGGCCGCAAGGACGCGATCGCCCGAGGGCTTGTCGACGAAACCGGGAACGTCCGAGACGACGAAACCAACGCTCTCATTGGCGAGTTGAAGCGCCTCACGATGATCTTCTGCCCAGGCCCGCATGGCTGGGACATGCTACCCGTCGATACCGCCATCTCGAGCGGAAAAATCGAATCGGAAGACTGGGAGGAGGTGCTCGCAGGGATCGTTTTTTTTACCTGCAACTATGCGATGGCGCGCAAGGCAAATCGCGAGGCGACGGCGAAAGCGTATGCATCTTTTCTGGATGCCTCGATTACATCATCTTCACCTACGGAATTCGTCGCTTCCTTACCGAACTCGACGCCGGTCGCACCTACGAAAGCAACACAGTCCTCGATTCCATCCTGAGTTGGATGTCAGGCGAAGGGTTTGACGAGTTCTTTGAACGGTACAACTCCCCCTTTCACTCGGCCCTGCACTATCGCCAACGCTACTTGCTAGACGCCCTCAAGAGACCATGACAGCCAAGAGCATTATTCAGGTCGACATCGATCCAGAGGGCAAGTTTGCGGCGTTCTACGGCCTCTTCCAGGAATACCAGAAGAAGCTGGCCGACATGCCCGAAGACTGGAAAAAGGTCGTCGGCGTGCTGGGTGATGCGGGCGGAGAGATGGAGGATTTCTCCAAGTCTTCGAAACACTCGCAAGAATTCCTGATGATCGCGGCAATCCAAGCCGATGCCATCACGAAGGCGATGCACAAGGCTGGTGGTGTTCAGGACAAGTTCAATACCAAGGCCAAGGATGGCGCGAAGCAGATGGGCCTGATGGCTCGCGCATCGAAGGAGATGCACAAAGACATCTCTCGGATGAGTGGCATGCTTTTGAAGCTTGGTGCCCTCGGAGGCGTAGCTCTCTCCGGGCCGGCCGCCGTGTTTGCATCCGTAAATGCACTGGCTGGCCAGAATCTGCAGTCTCGCGGTCTTGGCTTGAAAATCGGTCAGTCGCAAGCGTTCGCAGCGAATTTCGAAAAGTTCGGGCTGGGCACCTCCGATCTCGGAAACATCGCGAATGCCCAGGGTGATGTGTCGAAGTGGCGTGCGTTGATCTCGGCCGGTCTCACGCCGCAACAGATCCAGAACGAAGACGCCGAGCAACTGACATACGACTTCGCTCGAGCGGCGAGCGGGAAATACCGAGAGTGGCAGAAATCCGGGTTGCCCGCGGCATCGATGGCTCAAGCCTACGGCTTCACTGACTTCCTCTCGCTGCAACAACTGCGCACGGGGGCAAGTTACGGCGATCAAGAGTGGCAAAAGGCGCAGCAGAAAGAGTTGATCGCGGCGCAAAAGGCCGCCGTTGATCAAGGCACCGCAGATCAGGCGTCGGACGTGAAGGCTGCTCTCAAATCGGACTGGGCCGAGGTCATCAACACGTTTAACGACCAACTCGCCAATGCCGGCCCGGAGCTTAAAACGATGGCCGATGCCGCGGCGGCGGCTGCGATCAATCTCCTCAAGGTGGCTGGGCCGGAAGCTAAGAGCCTGCTCGACGCGCTCGAAAACCCGGGCGTCGCTCAGCCCAACGAGGGGCGCGTTACCTCCGGGCTTAGGTCAATGGGTAACTGGCTGCGCAGTAACATTCTTAGCATGTCGACAAGCCCTACTCAGATGGAATCCGCGACTGGACTGCCATCCGGCATCTTGGCGGCTCAATACCAAATCGAATCGGGTGGCGGAAAGCATTTACTTTCGCCTAAGGGCGCACAAGGGCCGATGCAGTTCATGCCCGGCACCTGGCGGCAATGGGGAAACGGTGGAGACATCAATAATCTTCAAGACTCCATGGATGCGGGCGCTCGGTACGACGCCTACCTGCTGAAACGATACGGCGGGGACGTTCGAAAGGCGCTAGCGGCGTACAACTGGGGCATGGGTAACAGGGACCAACCTCGATTGGATGCCGACATCGCTGCTCACGGCGACGATTGGGAGCGCTATGCGCCAAAGGAAACCCAGCAGTACATCAGCAAAATTCTGGCTCTGATGGCCCGTAACGGGCAAGGCGTAAAAATCGACATCACCAATTCGACTCCGAGCCGCGTAGCGGTCTCCATGAACGCAGCGCCGCATTGATATGACCCAACCGGTATTCGCAACAGCCTACGATCTCGCCTTCCAGGTGAGCCCGATCATCCTGGTCGGCGGCATTGCGGCGAACGCGTTGGGTGGCATGCTGCCTATCATTGCGCTGACGGGGCAGACGGGCTCAGCGATTCAGGGCGCGCTCTCGAGTGGAAGCCTAGGAACCGATGATTTCTTCGCGCGGTTCGTGCCGGTTCCTGGATCGACGTTGGTAAGTCAACAAGTGGCGACATTCCCATTCGCGAATCAGCAGGTAGCAGCAAACTCCACTATCCAAAATCCGTTGGCGATTAGCCTGCGGATGATCGCGCCGGTCAAGGACACGGCGGGCTATCTCACGAAGCTCGCCGTCTGGACCGCGCTGCAAACATCGATCGTCGCACACAACGCCGCGGGCGGAACCTACATCGTGGCCACGCCGGCAAGCATCTATTCGAACTGCTTGCTGCTTGACGTCGTGGATGTCACTGGTGGCAGCACCAAACAGCAGCAGATCGAATATCAATGGAATTTCGTGCAACCGCTTATCACCGGACAGCAAGCGACGAATGCGTACAACTCGCTCATGTCGAAGCTATCGGGCGGCGGTCAAGTGACGCCCCCGACCACAGCAGGAACGTCGTTCTGGTCCAACCCTAGTGTGGCCATCGGATCGGCCGCGCAAAACGCGCTATCCAATGTCGGGCAATTCGCCGGCGTGGTGAATCAATATCTATCGAGCCCCGTGTGACGACGCTCATTCCTTTCTCACCGGTCAACACAGCGAGCCCGCCATTCTCGGCTCCGTTGACCCTTGATGGCGTGAGCTACATGGGCAACGTGACGTGGAACGTCTATGGGCAACGATGGTATCTGACGATCGTGGACCAGAATGGCAATACGATCTGGTGCGGGCCGATGGTCGGGTCATCGCTAACCTTCGATGTCGCGCTGGCACCTGGCGTTTTTTCGACATCCAAGATTTTATACCGCGAAGACACAGGGAACATTGAGGTAACGCCGTGAGCAGGTATTACTCGCTAACGCTTACGCCTCAAGGGCAAACGACTCCGACGCAGACATGGACGTCTCATCCTGGCGGGATTTTTGATCCTGCGGCGCTAAACATCGAATACGACGCGTTGATCGGACCATACGGTACGCCCAATGGGGCCTCGTCGATCACCTTGCAGGGCATCGGCCTCCAAAACCTGACTCAGCCCCAGCAGTTCGCCGGCATGACGTTGGAGCTCAAGGTGGGGATGAAGGCGCCAGGGCTGCCGCTGATCAATCCGGCTCAGGCCGGCACGGTCCTCCGCGGTCAGGTCTTCCAGTGCTTCGGAAATTGGGAGGGAACTGAGCAGACGCTCGATTTCGTCGTCATCCCAGGGGGCTACACCGTCGATAACCCAGGCGATATCGTCCTATATTGGACCGCCGGTATGTCGCTTGATGCTGCGCTGAGGCAGACGTTCTCGGTCGCCTACGCAGGCGTTCCGGTGGACATGAATATCAGCCCGAACATCACGCAGAACTTCGACGAAATCCATGTCTGTGGAACCCTGGACCAACTCGCTCAGATAGTCGGAGACATCACCGAGGGCATGTTCGACAACCGCGTGTCGATCGGCATTCAAGCCGGTCGCATCGTTGTGTTTGACTCGACCTATTCGCCGTCTCCGGTGCAACTTGTCTTTACCGACTTCGTGGGGCAACCAACCTGGTTGGCGGTGAACACGATCCAGTTCAAGACGGTGGCTCGAGCAGACCTTCGCATGGGTTCAGTCGTGAGGATGCCGCAGGGATATCAAAACCTGCCGGGTTTCGTCACGACGACGTCTAACTCGTACCCTTCTACCGTCAAGTATCAGACTGCGTTTCAAAACAACTTCATCGTCCAAGAGCTTCGTCAGATCGGAAATTTCAGGTCAAAAGACGCTGCTCAATGGGCGACGATTGCTAACTGCGTGATGAACCCAAATGGCTGAGAACTCCGCAAAGCTTTGGTTCCAGCAGAAAGCAAATCAACTGGCGATCAATCGCATCACGCAGGCGATTGAGAATCAGGGATATGCCCTACCCTGCCACGTCGTAAAGGTCGCGGGCGCGGTCGTGACGGTCGCATTCGATGTCCAAAATTCCCCGCAGTCGTTGCCGAACATCACGATTCCGAAGGCCGAAAGCCCTTGGATCAGGATGCCAACCCAGGTAGGCGATAAGGGCGTGACGATGCCGGCCGACGTCTATCTCGGAGGGGTATCGGGCATAGGCGGCGGCACCGCTACCATGACCCGCCGCGGTAATCTTTCAACGCTGGTCTTCGTTCCGGTCAGTAACGTCGGATCCCCGCCGATCGATCAAAACGCGGCCCAAGTACAGGGGCCGAACGGCGCGATCATCCGAACGACAACGGGCACGACCTCCGAAATCGTCACGAACACGAGTGGGACGACGGTCACTTTCGGCAACAATACGGTGATCGTGAATGAGTTAGAAACAGCACTGAATTTTGGTTCGACATCACTCGTCTTGGACTCCGCCGGTATCACCATGACATTTGGTGCGAGCACCATCGTCTTCAATGGCGCCGGGTTGAGCATCAACGGCGCTCTATATGAAGACCATACCCACCCATACTTTCCGGGAGGTGGGAATGAAACGGAAACCGGGCCACCACAAGGATAATCAAAGGCCGCCGGTAGCGCTCGCGAACAACAATACTAACGCCACAAGAATGGCAAGCGTTGCCAGAAAGGCGGTGATGGTTTTTTTTAAATCTTCCACGGCTTACCTCAGTTTGAAGTCATCGGGAGAAAATCTTGGACACGCGTCGCACATCTTGGCAACGCCTTCCGCCTGGATTTGATCGCGTACCGATGACGGATGGCCGGGCTGAGCCTCGAACCATTGGAGCATGTAGGCGCAAGGGAACACGAAGTTTCCTTCATCCGAGGCGGCCGTGATATGGCGGAACATCGGATGAATGTGCTCGAGCTTGAGTCGAGCATGAACCGGGAAATACGGAGAATCGATAGTCCGCTGGCAGTGAGCCCGCCAATCGTCTGCATGGCACGAATCCGAGAAGCATCTCAGCACCGACTCCAAGTCATAGGCCTGTTTCATCTCGCCGATGACCATGCGGCCCCGTACGTAGAAATGCGTCCCTTTCCACCCGCGGGCGTAGTGGATCAAGTCGATCGCTAGCTCGACACCGTCAAGTGTCGCGTCGAAACCAGCCACATAGATTTTCATTGACTCCAGATCGCGCTCGATAAACAACGCAGCGCGTCTTGCCACATCCATTGCCAGATCGAATGCCCCTGACCGGCTGCTCACGAACAGCACCAGCGCAAGGTAGTTGTGGGACAGCGCGCAGAGATGGTCGTGAGTGAAAAAGGTTGGCGGATGCGTCTCGGGCATAGCTTAATAGGTCAGAAATGCGCACATGGGGCAGAACCTACAACGAAGATGGCTCGTACCAATGGGTAGAAATAACGACGGATGAGAATGGATTCTCCGACAACTGTTGGCTGACTACCCTCGTTCAGGCGTTAAAACTTAACCTCGGCGAATCGCCGTTCTACGCAAATCTCGGTATTCCCCAGTATCAAACCATCATGACCCAGGTCATGCCGAGCTACTACGTATCGAACATCCAGCAGTACTTCGCGCCGAAATTCGCATCCCTGGCCATCATCCAGGTTCCGGGCCAGTACCCGCCAGTCTACAACGTCACCGCGGTATGCCATAGCGGGGCCGTGATTAATCAAACGATCGCCACATGAGCACTATCAGCCCGACGTCTATTCCGTTGGTGATGACGCTTGCCGGTCCCACGCCGACGCCGGTCGCCACGCTCTATGCGGCTCTCATCAACTACGTTGCGACGCAGCAGCCCGGCTATACCGTTCTTCCCGCCGGCTTGATTGATGACATCAGTGGGACCGATGTTGCCGCGCTGACCGCGATCGACCAGGCTCGAGTCGAGGCTATCAGTTCAGTCACGCCGTACGGTGCGAATGCTTATGTGCTGGCGCAACTCGGCGCTCAATTCGGCATTCCGCAGGGCGTCGGCGCAAACGGCAGCGTCTATGTCCAATTTTCTGGCCCGGCCGGCTATGTGCTGCCCCGCGGCTTTCTGGTAAGCGACGGGACCAACCAATACGCCCTTCAAGATGGCGGGGTAATCCCAACGAGCGGCACCACAACGCTTCTGTACGCTGTGGCCACGAGCAGCGGGACGTTCGCGATCCCCGCAAATACGGTTACGCAACTTGTGACCTCGGTTCCGAGTGCGTACACGATAACCGTCACGAACCCGCAGGCGGGCGCACCGGCCACGTCGACGGAAAGCCCGCAAGACTATCGCGCGCGCGTGCTACAGGCTGGCATCGTAACCTCGGTGGGAACCCCGGCATATCTTAAAACCCTGCTCGGAAAGATTACAGGCGTTCAGCAAAGACTCATCTCGATCAACCAAGTATCGGGCGGCTGGCAAGTCATCTGCGGCGGCGGTGATCCATACGAAGTGGCGAATGCGATTCTGCAGGGCGCGGGAGATATCGCGCTGCTGAAAGGCTCGCAGATGGTCATCACCGGCATGACGAACGCGAACCCGGTCGTCGTCACCACGAACCTCGCAAGCAGCTTTGCTGTTGGATCGACCTTTACGGTCACGGGCGCCACGCCGAGTGCGTTCAACATCACTTACACGGTGGCATCGGTCTCCGGCACATCGATTACGACCACGACCAATGGCAGCGGATTCGGATCCTACACCGGGGGCGCGACATTCTCGCCCAACCCTCGGAATGTCAGCGTCTCACTTTTCCAGAACCCGAACACGTACAACCTTCCCTACGTGAATCCGCCGGCGCAAAACGTAGCGGTCGCAGTGACATGGAATACCACGCTGCCGAATTTCACGGCCGGGGGATCGGTTGCGCAACTCGCAGCACCTCAGTTGCAAGCCTATTTGAACTCGATCTATGCCGGCCAGCCGATCAATTTGGACGTCATGATCAGTACGTTCCAGCAGGCGGTCGCTTCGGTCATTGACGCCCAGAACATCACGACGCTGCAATTCGCGGTAACGATAAATGGCGTGACCGCGACGCCCTCGGCCGGCACGAACATCATCGCATCGGACCCAGAAAGCTATTTCTTGTGTTCGAGCACCGGCGTAACGGTCAATCAGGGGTGATGCATGCAAATTGAATCATTTGCCGTCACGCCCATCCAGCAAACGATTCCGAGCTATCTCTACGCCGAGTATTCGGACGATCCAAACCTGCAGGCATTCGTCGATGCCTACAACTCGCTAACGCAGGGATACCTGGATTGGTTTAACCAGACGCCGCTCGGGCTGTACACGTCACCATTTATCAATGGCCCGCTGCTTGATTGGATCGGGAGAGGCGTTTATGGGATCGGCCGACCGGTGCTCGCCACGACATCGACCTCCAGGCGCGCCGGATACAACGCGAATGCCTACAACGAAATCTCGTACAACGGCCAGTTTTACGCATCGACGCAGACGGCATCGATCGCCACGGACGACATTTACAAGCGAGTGATGACGTGGCATCTGTACCGCGGCGACGGCCAGCAGTTCTGCATGCAATGGTTGAAGAATCGGATCAGTCGATTCGTCAATGGCGTCAACGGTGGAGATTGGCCGGTACTGAATGACCCTCCGTCGATTTCGGTGTCTGGGACGACGTTCACGGTCACGGCCTATGACAGTGTGCCGTACGAAGCGCTGAAGGAATGCTATGCGAATTCGGACCTTCAGTTCCCGTTCGAATACACGCTTAGTTTCGTCACCGATAGCTTCGTCAATGACGGCGGGGTGCTCTATCTACCGTACGCCCTTACGTACCCGATCAGCCCGACAGGCTTAACGCCAGGAGCGGTTTGGTGGAATGGTGGCGTGATCTCCGTCATTCCTGGCGTTACCCCCGATCCGTCTGCCCCTCCTCTTTACTTTCAGTACACCTTCCCCGCGCAACTTCTTGCGCTTGGCGGCGGAAATCTTCCGCTCTCAAATCCCGGCTCCGGTACCGGGCAACTTTGGAACAACGGTGGCGTCGTCTCGATCGCCTAGCGACTAATGACCATTTTCATGTTTGCGAACAACGTCGATACGACGTTGGCGGGACCTATTTCGTCTACCGCTACCTCGTTGACGCTCGCGAGTACCGCATTTCTGCCGGCGTCGATCCCATCCGGACAAGTTCTAGTCATTACCTTGAACGATCAGGCGACCCGTCAAAACTTCGAGGTCATCTATGCCACGGCGATTTCTGGGGCCACGCTGAGCGGTTTGCTTCGCGCACAGGAAGGTACCTCGGCTTTGTCGTGGTCGACCGGAGATTATGCGTACAACTCGCCCACCGCCGGCCAGCAAGAAAATTTCGGCCAATTGCCCGAAGCAAACACATGGACCGGATCGAATGTCTTTTCGCAGCCTTTGGTCGTTGCTAATGCCGTCGAAAATAATGAGGCCGTGGCATTAGGTCAATTAACAGGCGCAATCTTCATAAAGGTAACGGTTTTTCAGTCAAGCAGCACATGGACTCCAAATCCCCTCACAACCAGGATTAAGGTTCGGATGGTGGGCGGCGGCGGCGGCGGCGGTAGCGGCGGCGGCTGTGGTTCGGATCAGACCGCCGTGGGAGGGGGTGGCGGTGCTGGTGCATATCACGAATTCATCATTGCAAATCCTGGAGCACAGGCGATCACCATTGGAAGTGGCGGTATCGCCGGAGCCAATGGCGGGGTGACGAGTTTCGGTTCAATCAGTTCTTGTCCGGGCGGCGGCGGCGCGGTATTCGTGAATGCAACGGCATTTACGGGGGCGTACAACCAGGGGATATCTGGGGCTGGTGCCGCCGCTCCCTCCAACATTGTTGGAACAGTGATAACCGCGGGAGGCGCCTCTGGCGATCCCGGACTGGCGCTCCGAGTCGACTCGGCCGTTGGTGGGGCGGGTGGCGATAGCGTTTATGGTGGCGGCGGTCGTTATTCAAATCAAAGCGCGGGATTTAATGCCTCCGCTCCTGGCGCTGGTGGAAGTGGCGCATCAGTCGGCCAAAACACCTCTTCTCTGACCGGGGGAGTCGGCGCAAATGGAATATTGATTCTTGAGGAGTTTATGTGATGGAACTCT